AGATTTTCCGCCTCGGGGGCCGTCAGCCCCCGCAAAGGGTCGCCCCCGGTGCATCTCGTAAATCTGCTTGGCGATGGCGCTCACCGCCTGGGGGGAGTTCATGACGGCTTCCAGGGCTTCTTCGGCAGGCAGGGGATTGCCATTGTCGTCACCGACATCCGAGACACTCACCAGAGCCTCGTCGACCAGCTCGGCAAACGGGGCATCCGCCAGGGCTTCCATGCGCTCTTCACTGAGCAGACGCAGTTCGGCCGTGAAGGTGCCGGCGCTCTCGTAGCCGTCGCCGTCAGCAGGAAACAGGACATCAATCTTGCGTTTGACGGTGTTGTTTTTCTGTACTTTGAACATGGCTTAAATCCTGTTTATGGGTTACTTGATAGTGATCTTGATGTCGTCGTCGCCCGTGCTGGTGGGCAGCAGAACGAAGGGCGCCTGCACCATGGCCACGCCGTTCTGATTGGTATAGCTGGGTTTGCCCACCTCCAGGGCCGGCGCGCTGATCTCGATGATGTTGCCCGCGCTGGTGCCGTGGGCGTAGAGCATGGCGCCGGTCTGCTTGTCCTGGGCGCGGGTCCAGACGGGGAAGCCGCTGGCATCCGGGGCTTCCATGGTGAAGGAGCCGGATACCTGGCGGTCGGTGAGCAGGATTTCCTCGCCCGCCGTGGTTTCGTGATGCACCAGGTTGCCGCCCATGTCCCAGTTGTAGGCCGTGGCCGGTACCGCCGTGCCATGCACGGTCAGTTCGTCATTGGCGGCGCTGGTGGGCACGGGGTTCTTGTAGGCGCTGTAATCCCGGGCCGGGGCCGGGCTTTCGGTGATAGGCATGAACAGGCCCATGAACTTGAAGTGAAAATCGGCAAAGCCCTTCATATCGCCCTTGAAGGAAATGCTGCCCCGGGCGCCCAGGAGCTTGTGCAGGGTGCCGTCGATGTAGGTGTACAAAGACAGGGCCGGGAAGTTGCTGGAGATGGGGTCATACTCCACGCTGGTGCCGGCATTGGTGGTTTCGGCAAAACCGCAGCCCTGAATAAGGGGGCCATAGGCCGGGGCGGTGCCGGCCGCGCCAGAACCCGCCGCGTCCACGTCGAACTCGATGACGACATGCTTGCCCGCCAGCACCGTGGGCACGGCGCCCAGGCCGGCGCCATCGACATTGCGCTGCAACTCATCCGCCTCGATGGGGGTGATGCTCAGGTTCTTGGTTTGCACCGCGTTGGTGGCGGTGGTCTGGGGCGTGGCATCGGTGCCATAGGTGCCCTCGATGGCGGCGAAGACGACTTTCTTCCGGAATAGCTTTTTGGCCATGGTTACTTACCTTTTGCTCGGGATTTGGGGGCGGCTTTTTTCACCACGCGGGTGGGGGCATCTTTCTCGTCGACCGCGCGGGCGCGGTTGCCCCTGGGGTGGTCCTGGGTGGTGGCCTTGACCAGCCGGGTCTTGCCGGTCTTGGGGTCTTTGATGTACTGTCCGCCTTGTCGGCTCATGGGGTTGTCCTCACACTTGTCTGATGATGCTGGCGGTCCGGTACAGGTCCTGCCAGTAGAGATAATCATTCTGCAACCGCACCACCTGCCCGCCGGCATACTCGAACTGCCCGGTATATTCATCGGGCGACCAGTTCAACAGCATCCCTTGGATTACATCCGAATATGCCTCAGCCAGATCGGAAGCATCACCCTGACGGGCGTCAGCGACATTGCGCACCACGGACACGATGCCGAACTGCATCTCTACACGCTGCATGACAGCATCGTCATAGACATTGGGGCCGGGGCGCAGGCGGGCGCGGTAGATGTAGCAGCCCGGGGCGCTGATGCGGCCGTTCAGGATGTTGGCAATGCCTGCCGCCCCGGCCACTTCACGGGGCGGCAACAGCCCGGCCGCAGTGAACGCGGACGCGCTGGCGGCAATGCGGGCCTCGATCTGCTGGCGCAGGGTGCTCATATAAAACTGTTGTCCCGGCGGTTGAACACGTTGCCGCCGGAGGTGATTTGGGCGGTGTTGTTGCTGACAGGCTTGCCGCCGCTGGCGTCGATGCCGATGCTGATGCGGCCCGTGCCAATGCCGTCGAGCTCGCGCAGCAGGGCCTCGCGGTCCTTGCGCCGATCATCGTTCATCAGACCGTTGTTCTCATACAGGTTGAGCATGGTCAGGCGGCAGGCCAGTTTTTCCAGCACCAGGGGCACGGGGCTGATGGGCAGGCTGTAACGCCCGCCCAGGCGGCTGTCGATGGTGGCCGAGGCATCGGCAATGGCGTCGTCCAGGCGCTGGCTGTTGATGGCGCCCGTGCCCTCGCGGTCGGTGAGCTGGATCAGCTCCTCCTCGGAGTAGCGGTCGATGAGGTTTTGCTCAGTGCAGTAGGCCATGTCAGTGTCCCGAGTCCTGTACGTGGATCAGCAGGGTTTCATGCAGGGTTTCGCCGGCGTCGGTGGTGATCTGGTTGACGATCTCGTAGGTCTGCCCCTGGGTGCCGCCGCGCAGCCGCACCCCCGCCCGGTATCCGCTGATGGACTCGCCGTCCAGGGTGATCCCGCTGGGCAATATCCAGCTGCTGTTGGTGATGGCCGCGTTCTGCAACTCCTCCGCTGACCACTCCAGGAAGTACCACTTGGCGGAGTCCGGGTGCTTGGGGGGCGCGTTGCGGATCATCAGGCTGCCGTCTCCCCCTGGACGCGAATCACGCTGCTGTCGCTGTTGTAGGCGGCCGCGCCGGCGAGGATGTCGCGCCGAATCCAGATCGCCTTCCAGCTGCCGGCCGGGATATCGCCGATGACCAGGGCATTGGCCTCGCCATTGGCCTGGGCAAAGGTCACACTGCCCGGGGCGGTCTGTTCATCGGCCACGCTCTGCTCTGTGCCGCCTACGGCACTGCTGCCCAAACCGATGAGTTCATCCGAGTCCGGACTGGGGGATTCGGTCTGCACCCAGACCTTGGCGTTCTGCAGCGTCAGGCTGGCGTGGGTGTTCTTGACATAGAAACAGCGGTACTCGCTGTCGCCTGCCGAGGACTCATCACCACTGACCACATCGAACAGGTTGTGCAGGGACGCGGCAACGATCTCCGTGCTGCTGATGGCCCCGCCCAGGCTGGCATTCGGATCGGCGTTAGCGGCGCCGCCGGAGAGATAGAATTTGATTTCAGACGCCAATATCGCCATTTCACGCTCCTGTCATTCTGGATTGAAAAATTCGCTGTTCGGCGGGCACTGCCAGTACCCGCGCCTCGGGCCGGGCCAGGCGGCGTTGTTCGGCGGGCACCGCCAGCCGCCTCGCCTCGGGCCGGGAAAACCCTCGCCGCTCTGCCGGCACCGCCAGGAATGTCTGGGAGGACACCGGCACGCCGCCCAGAGACCAGCTGAGAGACAGGCTGTCAGCGGTAATGCTGACGGCATCCCAGCGCAGCCTGGCGTCTGCGGCCACATTGGCCAGCCGGCTGGCGCTCAGCTGCAAATCGGTGGCCACGCTCTCCACCACGGCCCAGCGCAGACCGGCATCGGCCCCCAGCACCTGCAGCATGTCCCAGCGGGCATCCAGGGCCTGGCCTATGGACTGGCGCAGCCGCCAGGACAGGGACAGGTCATTGCCCACGGGCTGCAACGCGCTCAGGGTGTTCCAGTCCAGCGCCAGGGTCTGCCCGACGGGCTGATGGATGGACCACCCGGGAGCGAGATCCGCGGACAGCTCCCGCAGCAGCGACCAGGCCAGGGACAGATCACCGGAGGTATTGAGCAACAGGCTCCACAGCATCTGGGCATCGCTGAACACCTGGCTGCGGATACCCCAGCGGCTGTCCAGGGCGGCGGCGATCTCCTGCAGCAGGTTCCAGTGCGCGGCCAGGTCGGCCGACACCAGGGACAGTGCCGCGCCGATGTCCCAGCGGGTGTCCAGGGTCCGCGCGGCCAGCTGCCGGGACTGCCAGCGCAGATCGGCATCTCCATTGACGGACTGGAGCAGCGACCAGGCGAGCCCGGCATCCCGGGTAATGGCGCCCAACACGCCCCACTGGATGCCCAGGTCATTTGACTGTTGCTGCAGCCGGTGCCACTGAAGTTCCAGGTCGCTGAACACGGCCTGGTTGGCGGACGGCGGCGGCGTGTCGCCGACCCAGACGTGTTTTACCGTGCCGACCCATCCGCCGTTGTCCCGCAGATAGACCAGGCTGTGATGGTCATAGCCACTGGCGATGCTGCCGGAATAGACGCCCGCCGCCGTCGGGGTGGTCTGTGTCAGGCCGCACACCATGAGCAGCTCCAGCGCCCCGGAGGTGAACGCGGTTATCTCCAGCGACCAGTACACGGTGCCGGTGTAGTCCGGCGGAATCGCCTCCCACTCGTAGTAGTTGACCGCATCCCAGTTGCCGCTGCCGTCGTTGCGGATTTCGCCGGCGGTCGCATCGAAGGCCCAGCCGGCGCCCAGCGACCAACCCGCATCCTGCGCCAGGAGATCCCAGCCGTTGGGGATATAGTTGGCCACCGGTCAGCCTGCCTCAAACGGCTTCCACGCGGAACATGGGGTCGGCCTCCAGGGCGGCGAGCTGGTCCTCGGAGAGTTCATCCGGGCCGATCTCGGTGGTGCCCTGCCAGGCGCGGCCGGCGCGGCGGAATCCGTCGCGCTTGACGGTGATGCGGTAGCCGCCAGACTCGCTTTGCGCTTCGGCGGCCATTTCTTCCTGGTAGGCTTTCCAGGCGGCGTCACGCTCCTTGGCGGTGACCTTGTCCACGCCGGCGGCGGTGGCCAGGGCATCGACCGTGGGCTTCTTGTCCGGGGCGGCCAGGCGCAGGGCCTCGATGAGTTTCTCTTGCATGTCAGTCTCCATCTATATAAGTAGGAGGATATCCCCCTCACCCTAGCCCTCTCCCCCCGAGGGGGAGAGGGAACTGGTTGAGGTGGCGGGCTTAGGTGGTGCCGTCAGAGCCGTAGCTCAGCTGCCAGAACCCGTACACGCCGGTGCCCCGGGCTTCCGCGCCGAACTTGTACTTGCGCTTCATGAACACGTCGTCGTTCTCCATGGAGGTCTGGGAGACGAACACGGGACGCTTGCGCATTTGCACGATGAAGGGCTTGACAGCCTTGGAGGTGACATGCAGGAACCAGGCGGTATCGCTGGTGAGACCCGGGTTGACCACCAGCTTGGCCGTGCCCTTGTAGGGGTTGGAGCTGCCGTCGTCGAGCTTGTCGGCGTTGAGCAAGGTCTTGGCCGTGGCCTCCAGGGCCGGGGGCACTTCGAGGGTGTCCGGCACCAGGCGCAGGGGCATGCCCTCATCATCGGTGAACTCCATGATGGCCTGGCGGGCCGCGCCGTAGCTGGCATCCGCCGCCGCACGGGTGGCGGATGACAGGGCCTTGGTGCCCTTGTTGCTCACGGAGGCGCCGTTGACCTCGTGGTCGGTATCGTAGAAATACTGACCATCGATACCGGTGCTGGTGAACGCGCCGTTTTTCAGATCATCGACGATGATGTCATGCAGCTCGGCGGCGGAGTCGCCCGCCATCTGCGCCTGGGTGTTGTAGATGCCGAGGCGGTCGTCCTCGATGTCGTTGCGGTCCACCTCGATGGTGGTTTCCCAGTCCTCGTTGCGGGCCGTGTATTTGCCTGCCGCCAGCGCCTGGACGTGCTTCTCGCCCACCCACTTGCGCATCATGGGGAATCGGGACAGCCAGGAGTAGTCTTCCTCGGCGGCCGAGGACGGCACCTCCATGGCGGTGGCCTGCCAGTTGCCGGTCTGCGCCTTCAACGCGTTGTTGAAGATGGTCTTCAGGCCGGTGAAAACGGACTGAATGGATGCTTTGTTCACGATCATGTCGTTGGTCTCCTGTTAACCGATTTTTACCCAGACGCCATCGGCATCCACGTCAACGATTTCGCCGGCGGCCGAGCGGGTGCCGCCTCCGTCCGTGGCCGCCAGGGTCTGGTCGTCCACGATGTAGGCCGTGCCCCCGATGTTGGCCCGGGAAATGCTGCCGTCGTTCGCGTAACGGAACACGCCCTTGCGCACCTGCACGGTCTTGTCGCCGGCGGCGCCGCCGGTGTTGTCCACGGCCTCCTCCGCGCGGCCTGCCGGGGTCAGGCCGGTGGCGGTGGAACCGGGGGCGGCATCGCCAGAGGCGTTCAGCACCACCAGGGCGCCGGCATGGATCACGGCATTGGCGGCCACCGGATGGTTGAACTCGTCCCCCTCACGCCAGGGGGTGTTGCGGTCTTTGGTCAGCGCAGTCATTACTCAGCCTCCAGGGTCTTTTTGTATTCCTCGGGATCGATGCCCATGCTGGTGCATACGGCCAGATCGGTTTCGCTCAGGGCGGGCTTGCCGTCGCCATCGGGCTGCTTGCCCTGGGTCTGGTGGCCGGACAGGGCGGCCACGGCCGGGGCGCTTTCCAGGTAGGCCGTCAGCGCCGCCAGGTCTTTCTTGCCCAGCTCCCGCGCCCAGGCTTCCTGGGCAGGCACCAGCTTGCCCTCGGACAGGGCGGTTTCCACCAGGTCGTTCACTTCACGATCACGCACCTGGGCGGTGAGGGCGGCGATCTGCGCCTGCATCTCGGTGACGGTTTCCACCGGCACGAATTGGGCCGGGTCGGGCGCGCTGGCGGCGGCCAGGGCCTGATCCTTCTCGGCCAGGTCGGCCTCCAGGGTGGTGACGCGAGACTTCAGGGCGGTCAGGGCCGCCACGGCCTCGTCTTCGGATGCGTCGGCATCGAGGCCGAGCAATTCGAGGATCTTGTCTTTCATAGAAGAAGGCTCCTGTGGGTTGATCAGATGCGCCGAGGCGGCGGCCAGTTGGGCCATGCCGTCGATGGCGGGATTGTTGGTGATGGCGGCCAGCTCCAGACTGATGACCTGGCCGGTTTTCGGGTCGTAGCGGAACACGGGGGACAGATAACGGTACTCGTCCGCCTTGATGGCGGAGGCGGCCGCCTCGGTCCAGCGGACGCGGGCATAAAGCCCGTCGCCGGGGCGCCATTCAAATGACCGGGGGTCGATCCAGCCCGCCGCCGGGGCGGGCTTGCCGTTTTCGGCCACGCGCAAGAGCTGGTGCTCGTAATCGATGGCGATATCGTTCTGGCGCTGGGATGCGGCCGCGATCACAGACAGGGCGGCGTTCTCGTCCATCACCCAGGGACCGGAACCAGCAAAAGAGCCCCGGGGCGCATCAAAGCGCCCGGCGGGGAACAGTTGAATCACACTGCTTTTGCCGGACAGGCGGACCGCACAGGCGGCGATGGGTTGGGTCTGCGTCTTGGCCATGGACGCAGATTAGGGGATTGGGGGATGGGCGCTCAGACTGACGGGTGTCAGGGGGCGCAGAAATGAGGGACTTTTATCAGGCTACCGCAGGGTGGCGGGGGCGTCAATTGGCGCCCTGGATAAAAAATTTCAAAAAAAACTTGACAGGTGTTACCCTGTGTAATACCATTAGCTCAACGGTAGCGGATGGACCGCTACCGGAACCTGAGAAGCCGGCCTACTGGGCACGGCACGCAAGGAGATTAAAAATGACGAATCAAGTCAAAATCCTCATCGGCAATATCGAAACCAAAGCCGCAGAACACGGCCTGTATCTCCACCGTTATCAGAC